AAGGATTCGACTGGCATTTATGTGCCTCTCTTTGGCGGAGATATTTCAGACATCGACATCGTGGTGGCTACAGGCGAGCCAGCCATAACCCAGAATATTACAGTTACAGCTTTAGGGGCTTTATCTAAACTGCCAAAAGTGTTGACTCAGGGAGTATTAGCGAAAGACTTTGACGGAGACCAGATTTACGAAATTCTTTCTGGTGTTCTATTTGACCAATGGAATGAAGTTCCAGCGGCAGAGACTTGGGCTGCTTACGATCCTTTAGTTACTTGGGCTAATGCTGAAAACTCTGGACTAGGGGAGATAGACCGCCCCGGTGATTATGAACTTACAGCTAGGTCAGCTGCCACTACCGATGTTTATTCTTTGGTGGCTAGCCTTGCCACTTCCGGCTTAGGCTATATCTATGAGGATGCTTCTGGCCGCATTGGTTATGCAGACTCAACACATAGATCGCAATACTTATCAGCCAATGGTTACGCCTATGTAGACGGCGGTTGGGCTTATGCCAATGGCATAGCAACATCTAAGCGCCTTGGTGACATACGCAATAAAGTAACTATTACCTACAAAAATGGCCAGCAAGAGACCGCCGAGGAACCTAGTTCTATTCAAGTTTATGGAACTCAAGCTCAGAACATTGAGACCAGTATAGAAAACGGCGCAGATGCTTTAAGTCAGGCAGAGTTCTATTTAGACATTCGAGCGTTCCCGCAATATCAGTTTAAGAGCATTACCTTCCCAATGGCTAACCCTAATATCCCAGATGCCTCACGCGACCAAGCGTTTAATATATTTATGGGCTTACCACTAGACATCGAGGACTTGCCTCTCAACATAGCCGATGGCCGTTATCAGGGATTCGTAGAAGGTTGGACTTGGACTACCCGATTTAACGCACTTGATCTAACAATTATTGTTTCGCCAGTTGCCTATTCCCTACAGGCTTTTAGGTGGAACAGCGTTCCCGTCACCGAGACATGGAACACGCTAAGTCCTACTTTAGACTGGAATAACGCTACAATAGTAGCCTGATAAGGAGAATACATGGCAACGACAACTAACTATGGGTGGACTACCCCAGATGACACAAGCCTGGTTAAAGATGGCGCTGCGGCTATTCGTACCCTTGGCTCATCGGTAGATACCACTACTAAGGCACTCAACCCTTCAACCACTCTTGGCGATATTGAATATCGCTCCGCTACAGCTAACACCAATACTCGCTTAGCTATTGGATCAACAGGTCAAGTTCTTACAGTCGCAGGCGGGGTTCCATCTTGGGCTTCACCAGCAGGCGGCGGCAAAGTTTTACAAGTAGTTTATGGAATGTATAACACTCAGACTCTTATCAATAACACCGGCTACACAGACACAGGATTAAGCCTAAGCATTACTCCATCATCAACTTCAAGCAAGATTCTCGTACTTACTAGCAATTTCGTTTATTATGCTGAGTCAAGCGGAAACCCAGGAATTGGTACTCAGATAGTTCGTACATCAACTGCGGTTTATGAGCAGCACCCGACTCAGAATTCTTTAGCCATTGTTGGGCCTGCATCAGGCAACCGAGGCTTGCTAGCTTCTGTAAATATGCAATATCTAGATTCACCAAACACCACTTCTGCAACAACATATAAAACACAAGCTAAATCTAACTGCGCTGCTTACCTTCAATGGGATGGCGGCAAGTCAAACATCATTCTCATGGAAATCGGTGCATAAATGAAGGCTCAAGATATCGTCAAGGCAATCGCAAAGTTACGCCCAACAGCGCAATACACCTTTATCGAGGATGATTACTCAAGCATTGAATGGTTCTCTCTTGAAGGCGATGCTCCAACAGCCAAAGAGATTACAGATGCAATCGCAACAATCAAGAAGGATGAAGCTGCTGCCGCTAAAGCGGATGCTGCAACTAAGGCTGCTCTCCTCGAGCGCTTAGGAATTACAGAAGCAGAAGCCAAACTACTACTGGCATGACCCCAAAGTTATGCAAAGCCGGACAACAGTTAAGGCTTCAGATCGATGATAGTTACCCAGACAGAGATAGAACCTCAGATGGCTGGGTTGGCGATGTCCGTCATTCAGCGCGTACTTCTGACCACAATCCTGATGCAAAGGGTATCGTCAGAGCCATTGATATTGACCGGGATTTATCTGGGAAGGCAAAGCCGGACCTCATGCCTGACCTTGCAGATCAGATACGACTCTGCGCAAAGTCTGACAAGAGAATTAGTTATGTCATATTCCAAGGAAAAATTGCTTCCTCTCGCATGGGCTGGCGCTGGCGCAAGTATTCTGGAATCAATCCGCATAACAAGCATTGCCATGTTTCTTTCACTACAAAGGGCGATACAGACGGTTCGTTCTTTAATATCCCAATGATAGGCGGAACAGTATGAACATGAAAAACCCAGCAATCCTTACAGCAGGTGCGTTCCTAGCTGCGTGGGGAGCATCTAACTTTGCACTTGATTATCGTTCAGTTCTCTGGGCGGTTCTAGCAGGCGTGTTCGGATACGCAACTCCTAAGAAATAATGAGCGCGGTAGATTACTCGGCTGTTGCCGTTGGAATTGTTACTGTTCTCGGCGGCACAGCTGCGTTTCTACAGTTTCTAGTTAAGCATTATTTAAATGAACTTAAGCCCAATGGCGGTTCAAGTATTAAGGATCAGGTTAATCGACTGGAAGCGCGTGTCGATACAATCATCGAGCTGTTAGGTAAGTAACACTTTATCTATGGCAAGGAAGCGACCAGTCATAGACTTAGATACTTATAGCAAACTCGATGCTTACTGCATTGCTATGAATGAGTATTACAAGTCATTACGCAGAGCAGGATTCACAGAGACTCATGCCTTCTGGCTGCTCTCAGATCGTGAATCATTCCCTGACTGGATTATTCCAAACCTACCCAACCGGATAGACAATATCCCATACGAGGATGATGACGAGGATTAATGAAAAGAATCGTTATTCTGAGCGACCTACAGGTTCCCTTTGAGGATGTCCATGTAACTCAGAACATAGCAAGATTCCTACAGAAGTTTAAGCCAGACCAGACAGTCACCATCGGAGATGAGATTGACTTCCAAACCATTAGCAAGTGGAGTGAGGGAACCCCTCAAGCCTATGAGCAGAGCCTTGGTGATGATCGTGACAGATGCGTCGACCTGCTCTGGGAATTGGGTGTTACTGACTGCATCCGAAGCAACCACACAGATAGACTTTATAACATTATCATGAAAAAGATTCCATCGTTTCTTAGCCTTCCAGAGCTGAGATTCGAGAAGTTTATGAAGTTCGATGAATTAGGAATCACTTTCCATAAAAATCCTATGAATATTGCTCCAGGCTGGATAGCGGTTCATGGAGACCATACGCCTATCAAGCAATTAGGCGGCTTATCAGCCCTCGAAGCAGCCCGTAGACATGGCAAGAATGTTATTTCAGGACATACTCACAGAGCAGGGCGCAGCGCCTTCTCAGAGGCCTCTGGTGGCCGTTTAGGGCGTGTTCTGCATGGAGTCGAGGTTGGTAATCTCATGGACTTCAGACAAGCTTCATATACCAAGGGAACGGCTAATTGGCAGCAAGCCTTTGCGATCATGTATGTCCAGAATTCAACCGTTCAAGTAGACCTTATCAATATCGAAAAGAATGGCACTTTTATAGTGCAAGGGAAGGTTTATGGCAGGCCGCGAAAGTGACTTGGGTTACAGCCTAGACGATGCCATTGACGAGGTGGAATTGTTACCGTTTCGTTATCTAAATCTAATCGACCAAGAGCTGCCACTAGGGTAACTTTCTCTTAGTGCCGAAGTACGGCGCGAAGGGAGCAAGATGATTACCAATCACGATCACATAGTTATTCTTTCAATGCTAATTGGTTCACTTCCAGGGTTTCTCATTGGATATGCCAAAGGCCATGAACACGGCAAGATTCAAGGCAAGATAAATGCCCGCCGTCTAATCAAGGCACAGACTCAGCACCAGGTTAATCGATGAACGCCAATGAACTCTTACAATCAGCAGGGGACACCATCAATGTCCGCAACCATACTCACGGCGATGTTAAGGACAACCTGCGCAGAACCGGGATGCTCTTATCTGCGTATCTCGAAATTCCAATACACGATTATCAAGTCGCAGTCATTATGCAATTGGTCAAAATTAGCAGAACTCAAGAGTCCCCATACTTGCTCGACCATTGGGTCGATTTGCTTGGTTATGGAGCGATTGCCGGAGAACTCGCATTATCAGAGGAGCTTAGTTAATGTTTAATTTAGAGGATTACGAGACAGTCGAGGAACGATTAGTAAAATACTGGAAGGATCACCCAGATGGTCAGATTCATACGAAGTTGCTGGATTCAACTGCTACTCGGTTTATCGTTGAAGCTAGTATCTATAGAACTGAAGCAGACTCTAGGCCTTGGACAACTGGCCTTGCTGAGGAAACAGTCCAAGGTCGCGGAGTTAATGCTACTTCTGCCCTTGAAAATTGCGAGACAAGTGCGATTGGCCGCGCACTCGCAAATGCAGGCTACGCTACTAAAGGAAAGAGAGCGTCTCGCGAGGAAATGTCTAAAGTTGCAGCAACGCACCAAGTAAAAGAAAGCATCGAGCAAGTAAAGGCCAAGATGGCTGATACATCTAAGGAATATATCCCAGTACCAAAGGAAAGTGATCCATGGACAGTAGAAGTGACGGCACCAGTTCAGACTATGGAACAAGCAGTAGAGATGGTGAAGGATGTCCTTGGTGGCACTCCGATAGACGAGAGCTGTATTCATGGTGCTCGGATATGGAAAACCGGAACTTCTAAAGCCGGTAAGGCTTGGGGAATGTGGAAATGCACCGCAGCTATAACTCGAGATATGCCTGGTGGAGATGCAAAGCCTTGTGATCCAATCTGGTACGAGATTAGCAAAGATGGAACATGGAAGCCACAGGTGAATCGTGGGTAAATTATATTTCCAAAATCAAGATAACGAGTGGGAGCAATTCCCAACAGATCAAGAACTTTATATGGCTCGACAGTCAGCACATGACTTACAAGCTTTGGGCTTCGCCATTATCTGCCAGTTATGTAATGAACCCCCAACAGTCTCTCAAATCAAGCTGAGAGCCTTACAGAACGCTTGGAAGTGTGACAAGTGCGGCACTATGAATTCAGCAGGCAAGGCATGAGAAATACATATAACTTTCAATCATCTTGGGGATATACCAACTGTTCAATCTGTGATGCAGATCGACTATGCAATGAGTACCTTCGAGATGATGGATTAGTGGTCTGGTTATGTAGTGCTTGTGAGAACACACTTCACTTATGACAAGACACAGAAAAGACCGAGGCTTTCGTACTGAGCGAGTGGTTGCAGCCTATCTCTCGCAATGGTGGAGAAGCGCTAGCGTCGGTCGAGGTGCTGGAAAAGACTGCCTAAATGTCCCGTTCGACATCGAGGTTAAAGCTAGAACAGATTTCCAGCCCTTAGCATGGTTGCGCCAAGCATCGAAGCGTGCGGCTATCTCAAAGGAGATTCCGATTGTGTGTTGCCGTATGAATGGACAGGGTGAGGATGCTTCCGAGTATCTAGCTTTCATGCGGTTCGGTGACTTGGTTCAACTATTGCTAGACGCAGGTTACGGCGATATTCAGCAGGACACGGTAAACTTAGAGCCTGAGAGATGCGCGATATGCGGATCGTGGAAGTTAAAGGAAGTCCCATGCCGGACATGCGAGAAGTTGCCTAATGCCGAT